ATTTGGCGACCAATAATGGCTCGGTTTGTTACACTAGAGGCGGTTAAATCAGGAGAGGTTAATACAGAAGATTTATTAAAACTCAATGCGCTTTTAGATATGAAAGAGGCAATTAAGCTAAAAGCTCAAACGGAGAGTAAATAATATGAGTAGTAGCCTTGAGATTGCTGATATTTCAAAAAGTTTAAATGCTATGCAGTCAATGGCATCTAAACTGATAAATATTAATAGTCTAATTAGTAGTTCAGTTAAAAAAATTGAAAAAAAAGTAGATGATATTGAAAAACAATCATTACAAAATTTAAAAAAAATAGCTGACAAAATTTATAACATTAAAAATGTTATAGAAGTTAATGTTAATAATTCGATTAATATTGAAAATGTTATTGATAATAATATTTCAATAAATACAGATGGTGATAATTCAAAACCTAATGAAGGTAATAAGAGTTATTCTCTTTTTGATGATTTTATTATTAAAATAAAGTCATTAATTGAGAATTTTAGTTTATTCACTCTAAATTTTAATCCAAATGTAAATATTAATGCAAATGCCACATTTTATGCAGAAATAAATGCGAATATTTCATTAATAGCTAACTTAATTTCAAATATAAATATACGATTAATCTCTATATTTATATCAATGAATATCTTAGTTAATCGAGTAAGTTTTTTAGTCACGTTATTTACTTTACAAACATCAATCATTATCGGTCAGTTATCAACATTAATTGGTTTATTGCTTGCTGGTGGAAGTGGTGTTGCACCAGAAAAAGAAAAAAAATCGGGGTGGAGAATCCTAACTGATTTTTTGTCTGATCTAAATACGATTTTTACTTTTATTGATAATGTAAGAAAGTGGATTAGGCTTTTAAATAGAAGTAGTGCGGTTGCTAATATAATTTCTAAAATAGGAACAGCATTTCGTCTACTAGGTCGGGGTGTTATGGGGTTTGGTTCTATTTTAAGAGTTGCAGTAAGCTTTTTGGGAAGAGCATTAATGTTATTGCTTTCACCTGTAGGAGTCGTTATTGCTGCAATTATTGCAATTTGTACTTTACTTTATATTTTTAGGGATGAGGTTAAAGCGGCAATAAGTCTGTTTGTTAATTATGTTATTAATATATTTAAAATTATTTGGTCTTATGTTGTTGATGCTTTTAATTGGGTAAAAGCAGTAATAATAAATGTATGGGATAACCTTGTTAATTTTATTAGTAATAGCATTAATAATATTATTGGATTCTTTAGTGGATTATGGGATGCCATTAATTTTGGTATCAATTTGGTTATATTATTCTTTAGTGCGCTTTGGGATGGTTTAATCGAGGGGATTCAGAATGGAATTAATATCGCAATATTAGTCTTTAGTTATCTTTGGAATGGTATTGTTGAAGGTGTTAATAAAGCCATCACATTTTTTGCTAATTTATGGAATTCAATAAGTAATTCAATTGGCAATATTAAAGATAATATTGTCGGTTTCTTTAAAGGATTATGGGCATCCATTGTCAGTAACATAAAGGATATGTTACCAGACTGGCTGGGTGATAAACTTTTTGGTGAAAGTGAGTCAACTAATCCTGAGGAAGTTGCTAAATCATTTGAGGAAATAAACGAGAACTTGCGCCGCGCAATTGAAAATCAAAATGTTTCTCCTGAATCTGTTGCATCTGTTTCTGAAAGCCATTACGCAGTCAGCCAATCGTCAAATATTGTGATCAATATCCAGCGTGCTGATGAGGTTGGTATCCAGAAAGTGAGAGAGGTTGTTTCAAGTCAGCATAATTACCAAAGAATCCTTGTTCAGGAAGTTAACGGAGGTGCATCATGAGTGCTTGGGGAATCTTGTCAAAGATATTTAAATTGCCTTCAACAACCATTCAGATACGCCATTTATCTTTTAATATGGAATTTGATGTTGTTACAAATGAAAGCCATAAATGGGAAGCAACGACAACGTCTAATCCCGTGGAAACCGGCTCTCAAATATCTGATCATATACAAGTTTTACCTGATAAATTAGATATGACGGGTATCATTAGTAACTCCTCTTTAATTTGGATGAAAGATAATCTATTAACGCTTGGTAAAGCTGTTGGGCTATATGATGGTGAGTCCGAGGTTCAAAAGGCATTTGATCTGTTAAGGAAGTTGCTCGAAAACCGTCAGGCAGTGACTGTTTATACTCGTTATCGGACATATCCAAGTATGGTTCTTACTTCTCTTTCTATTCCTCGTTCGATAGAAAATGGTGACGCGATTGAATTTACCGCATCGTTTACTCATATCAAACAAGTCGCAACATTAATTGTTGATGCGAGTGATGCAGGAATTAATTCGGACTCAACATCTTCAGAAGATGTTGGTCGTCGCACGGAATCGACGAGTAATACGGGGAATAAGAATTGTTCTGGCACATCAACAGAGACTAAAATAACAGTTAATAATCAAGTAAATATTGGTAATAAACAAACTAACAATATCAACGTTAATTGATTGGTTTAATGGCAACCTATTATGACAACACTCCTAAAAATCCCAGTGGAAGCTGGGTTAGCTGATCAACAAATGGATATTAGTCTGGAAGATAAAGTGTTTACCTTACGTGTAACTTGGAATGAATATGCCGGTTATTGGTACTTCACGTTATCTCATCGTGGCGGTGAGCCGATTATTAACAATGTCAAAATGGTAAAAAATACCTTACTTCTAAAACGTTATCAGTTAGAAGCACTAGAAGGAGATTTTATCTTTTTAGACAATAATAGCGGTAAGTCTCGTCCTGACTTTGATTCGTTGGGTTCTGATCATCTCTTCCTTTATAGAAAAGCTTAATTTTCTATAGCAACAATTCATTTATTCTTAATAAAAAGTTGAGGCGATATGTTATTTAACCGTGTCGCAGAATTAACCGTGGGCGAAGCGAATGGTCAGGCGGTCATCATTCGTGATCTGCGCTTCTCTTTTGCGATTAATAAAGATAATGATAAAACCAGTAATAAGCTGGTGCTCAAAATTTATAATATGAACAACCAAACGCGCCAACTTGTTGAGCGTGTTAACAATAGTGTGATTTTAAAAGCAGGTTATGCCGATGATTTAGGTCCTGTAACCATTTTTACCGGTACGGTAATAAGTGCATGGACGATTAAAGAAGGCAATGATGTCATGACTGAATTACAGGTTCGTGATGGCGCACTACCGTTAAGAACAACTAAAATATCAATCAGTTATGCTCCTGATATCTCCGCTGTTACTGTTTTAAAAGACGTGGCGAACTCCTTCGGTTTACCGGTTAAACCGCTACCGGAAAGTATTCAGGATAAACCGTATAAACGTGGTTATGCATTTTGTGGCAAAACAGAACATGCCATGAATGAAATCTGCAAATATTTAGGTTTAACCTGGTCGATTCAAAACCATGAAATTCAGATTCTGAATAAAGATAAACCGTTTGGTGACGAAATTGTGGTGCTGACGCCAGAAAATGGCTTAGTCGGTATTCCCAGTCGGATTGTGGATTCAACACGCAACAAATCACAAGGCGATGAATCACCGCCGGATTCGTCCTTAGTGCTGTCTCAAAGTTTATCGGGTAAACAGTATCAGATTGAAGGTTATACCGTAAAAAGCTTATTGCAACCCAGACTTTATCCGGGTTGTTATGTTGGACTGGAAAGTCGTGCTTTGCTATTAGATCCCTCTCAAAATAGTGAAAAAAATCAACTGCCAAGAGCATTTTTTCGGGCAGAAGTCGTCACACATAGCGGTGATACACATAAAGGTGACTGGATCACTGAATGTGAATTGAAGGCATTGAAATAAGGAGGCTCCATGGCTGAAAGTAATAATTTAGTTCAGGCATTACAAACACTTATTCAATCAGAAACCAGTCAGATGAATACAGCCGTTGATGCCATTATCGAACAATATAATGCCGGTATTGCCAGCGTAAAGCCTATCCCTCAACAGCGTTTTATTGATGGCACAACCCTTGATTTTCCTGTTATTCCTAATATTCCTGTCGTTTGGCCGCGCTTTGCGGGTGACATGGCTGGTGTGAAAGGGCCAGTAAAAGTCGGTGATAAGTGTTTATTAATTTTTTGCCAACAAGCCGTTGATGGCAGCGATGATGAACGACGATTTTCGTTGACGGATGCATATTGCATCGTTGGGGCTTTTGGCAAAAGTCAGGGGCGTGGTGCGGAAAATAGCCATATGCAGCTCTATTATGGTGATGCTTATGTTGCTTTAACGGCGGAAGGAAAACTGCTGATTAATGCACCAGCCGGTGTCGAAATTACTACACCAAGTACTATGAATAGTGGCACATTAACCACTAAAGGCTTATTAACATATCAGTCTGGTTTATCAGGAACAGGTGCAGCGAATATCTCGGGTGCGATTTCGGCAACAGGCGATGTTAAAGCCGGTGGTATCTCGATGCAGAAACATGTTCATCTGAGTAATGGCAGTGGCAGACTGACAGGATCAGCACAATGATTGATTTAAAATTAAATAAAGAAGGTGATTTGGACTTACTGAGCAGTGATCTTCTCTGGGTTGATGGCGCTGAACGCGTAAAACAACAATTAGAAATCAAATTACGATTATGGCAAGGTGAATGGTTTTTAAATACTGAATTTGGTACACCTTACTTAAGCCAGATTTTAGGTAAGCAAGTGACGCTTAACGGTGCACTTGCGGCGCTAAAAACCAGTATTTATGAAGTGAGAGGTATCAGCGACGTTGAACAGTTTACCTATAGTTTTGATCGCCATAATCGCCAGTTAAATTTGCAATTTACTGCGGTAACCCCTTATGGCCTCGTCGATTATAAAGGTACTAAATAATGGCTTTAACGAATGATGGTTATAAAGTAAAGCGGTTAGCGGACATCAAGCGTGAAATTGCGCAATCGCTTACCAATAAATTTGGTCCGGTCAATACGGAACCTGATTCGGTTATTGGCCAACTGCAAGGTATTTGGGCTGATGCCTTAGCGAATATCTATGAACAAGCCCAAAACACCTATCATGCAATGTATCCCTTCAGTGCAGAAGGCACCGATTTGGATGGTGCAGTTTCGTATGTCGGCATTGTGCGTATTTCGGCGGCACCAACACAAGTTATTGCGGCAGTATATGGTCGTGAATCGACTTTGTTAAAAAGTGGCGCTCAAGCTTCGGATGGCAATAAGCGTTACCAAAGTGTTGCGGATGTGGTGATTAGTCGGGCAAATTGTATTGATACGGAAATCGAGATTGATGTGAGTGCAGAAGACAGACTCTATGCCTTGAACATTAATGGTGTTGTCTACAATTATTGGGCACCAGGTGTTCATCAAATTAATAAGATTATTGATGGCATTGGTGCGCAATTAGATCCGACAAAATATCAATACAGCAACAAAAATGGACTGTTATGTATTACCGGACAAGATGGTATTACACCTTTTGCAATCTCAGTGGGTGAATATTTAAAAATTACTCAAATTGGCTCGCCAGCCCGTTTTGTTGCGGATGAATTAGGTCGTCATGTGCTACCCGTCAGTGCACTTAGTGAAATTGTGACACCAAGAAGTGGCTGGGATAGCATTAGCAACTTAATTGCAGGTAGTACAGGACGTGAGCGGGAAACGGATGAAGAACTTCGCATTCGCTTTGAAAAATCACGAGAAGTTTTGGGTTCAGCAACGGTTCGCGCTATTCGAGCACGCCTAATGCAAGAGGCGAATGTGCGTGAAGTGAATATCTTCGAAAACCGTTCAGGTATGACGTCTGAAGATGGCATTCCTGGTCATGCGATTGAAGCGCTTATTGCGGGTGGTAATGATCAGCAAGTGGCTGAAACATTATGGCGATATAAACCAGCAGGTATCGAAACCTATGGTTCACTAATGTTTATTGTTAAAGATGATAACGATCATGGTCAAATGATTCGTTTCTCTCGTCCTGAATCAAAATATGCCTGGATACGTATTAGCGTTAATAAACTGTATGAAGAAGAAACACTTTCTGAAGATGTATTAGAGAGTATTCAACATTCAATTATGGAATATGGTAATAGCCTAAGTGTTGGTGAAGATATTATTGTTCAGCGTTTCTTTGGTCCCGTTTATCAAAATACGCAAGGGATTGGCGCGATTACAATTGAAGTGGCATTAACCGATGATGAAGCTGAAGATCCTATTTATTCAATGAGTAGCCAATCTATTGAAAAACGCGAAATTGCGCAATTCAGTCTGGATCGTATTGAGGTTGTAGGCCTATGAGTCGTTTAGATTATAAAAAAACAGCGCATTCGCGTTTAACAGGCCAGTTTACCGATAAGCCAAGGATTGGTGGCTTAATAGAGAATATGGTTGAACCACTGGAAGCGCTGGAAAATGATTTTCTGGCACTGAAAGATGAACGTTGGGTTGATACCGCAAAAGGTAAACAGCTGGATTATTGTGGTTACATTGTTGGGCTTTCTCGTCAGGGACGTGATGATGAAATCTATCGAACTGCCATTAAAGCGCGCATTTTAAGTAATGTCTCTGGGGCAACACCGAATGCCTTAATTGAAGGTGTTCGTTTTTTAACAGAAGCCAAGATCCCTCAATATTTAGAAAGCTATCCGGCTTGTGCCATTTTATTTACCGATGGCAAAAAAGTGCCAGCAGGCAGCCAACAAGTGATTCAGGATATTGCGCCAGCGGCAATTGAGAATGTACCGTTACTCGTTAGTTATGGACGAACAGCGCCAGTACGAACCGGAACATTAACCGTTCCTGCGGCAATGTCAGTATCTGGTAAAGAGAGTAGGCGTAATCCTTTATCCATTAGCGATACGCTCCTTTCAGTCGGTTCCGGACAACCTATTGGTGGTACGGGTTTAGCGGGAACAGCAGTAACAAAAACAAAAATAGCTGCTCAAACCAGACACATTCGTGCAGGAAAAGGCTTTTTAGCAGTCGGAACGTACCAAGTTCACGACAATGGCTATCATTTAACAGGAGTATTTCAGTGACAACATTTGCAGAAAAAGCGGTCATCTACTCAGATGGTCAAATTAATGTAATGCCTTTGCCGGAAGCGATTATGGCAAATGGCTTTATTCCCGAAACGCGTGATGCGCCCGGTATGCCTCTGGCGGCACAACATTTAAACTGGTTATTCCGTGATCTTTATCGTCGGGTTAATGAAAGCTGGTTGCCTGCCTGGGCGCCGATTCCTTGCCCAATGGCAACAGTACCAGAAGGCTATTTAAAGTGTAATGGTGCCGCGTTTGATAAAACTAAATATCCGGAACTCGCCAAAGGTTATCCATCCGGCGTATTGCCTGACTTACGTGGTGAATTTATTCGTGGTTGGGATGATGGGCGTGGTGTGGATGCCGGGCGAGGAATTTTGAGTAGTCAAGAAAATAAATTTCAAAATCATTATCATTGTTTACCAACAACAACTGCTAGTAATAGCATGATGGAAAGTGGCATAGATGTTGTTTTTATTGATAACACTTGGGTTAATGCTAGTGGGAGCTTTGCTCCTATTAATCTTTTGACTAATAAAGGTAATAATGCACATATATCCGAAGGATATTTGGCTAGGACCTACTCATCTCATATAAATAACATGGGGCTATTTTCAAACGAAACTCGCCCCCGTAACATCGCATTTCTTTATATCGTGAGGGCTGCTTAATATGAATACAGTAAGATTTGATGAAAATAATTTAGCACTGAATAAAGGTGTTGTACGTGTTTATGACTGCCATTCAGTCACGCAGGAATATGTCGGGTTTAGTGACGAACAATTAGTGCCGGGTATTGGTTTACCTGCATATAGTTACTTAGACATGCCTCCCGAATTTAAAGACGGTTTTGCGATTTGTCGTTTAGATGATCAGTGGCAATATGTCCCCGATCTGCGTGGACAAAAAGCTTATGACAAACAAACTGCAACGGAAGTTGAAATCAATGAATTGGGTGAATTAGCCGATGAACTGACATTAATCAAACCAGAAACAGAGTTTGACTATTGGGACGGACAAGGCTGGCGCATAAATAGTGAAAAACAGCAAACATTCCAGATTGAACAAGTAAATACTGAAAAGCAAATTTGTTTAGCGCAGGCTGAAAAACAATTAACTGTTTTATTGCGTGCGATTAAGTTAGGTATGGCAACTGAGGATGAGAAAAAACTCGCCGAACAATGGGAAATCTATTCTGTATTAGTGAGCCGTATCGATCCTCAATCTAACCTAGGCATTGACTGGCCGGAAATGCCACAACTGTAATTATTCTTTATCCCTTTTTATCCAGATTAATTCTTTTCCTGCTATTTCACTAGAAATAGTCAGAAGAGTTCTGTCTGTAAGAAAAGGGATATCACTAAATAAGGAGTAAAAAATGGCATTAACACTAGAACAAGAGAATGCCCTGGTTAAATTACTTGATGAACCGGCGGTGACATTAAATGAATTGCCAAAAGTAGAACAGATTGATGATCAGGACTTGTTTCTAACTCGACAAGATACCAGAGAAAAAGCTGTAACAGGCGAAAAGCTAAAACATTATTTTAATGGATTGGATAAAGATAAAAACTTATCGGATGTAGCTGATAAAAATGCAGTGATTACAAATCTTGGTTTAGATGGATGGGAAAAAGGCAAACTTTTAAATATACAAATTTTTGAATCATCTGATATTTATATTCCTACAAAAGGTACGAAAAAAATTATTGTTGAAGTGCAAGGCGCTGGAGGTGCTGGAGGTGGTGCGGTGATCTCTACCGCATCTACCGCGAGTGCTGGTAGTGGTGGAATGGGTGGTGCTTATGCTAAGACACTTATGACTGAAATTAAGCCTTCGTATATCGTGACCATTGGCTTAGGCGGCTTAGGTGTTGCTGGTGGTACTGGTACTAATGGCGGTACGACTTACTTTGGTGATGATATTGAAGCTGGGGGAGGAAATGGTGGGAATTCTATGAGTGGTGGGATAACTCAGGCAATTAGTTCTCCATCAGGTAGTTATGATGCATCACGAGCAGTAAAAGGTGCAAATATCGTAGGTGTTGGTAAATCATATGGTCAATGCGGTATACGTTTTTCAGGTACTTTGTGTATGTCTGGTTCTGGCGGAAATACACCTTTAGGCTCAGGTGGTGGTACACGAATTTCGACTGGTCAGGGGGCTATACCTTTAGGATATGGTGCCGGTGGTTCTGGGGCATCTTGCGTTGTTGTTGGAAATGCGCATTCGGGAACTGATGGTGCTAATGGTGTTGTTATTGTATGGGAATATTCATAATACTTGTATCAACTAAATATTATTAGTTATAGATTTTAATTATATGAAATTTATTGAAATAAATGATATTTATTAAAGGTATCACTAAATTATTTTATATATTGAATAATTAATTAATTCTTATGCAAGAATTAACTTATTTATGTAACACACAATTTTTAATATTTCCGAAAAGCTTATAGATATTTTTATAAGCTTTTTGTTTTTTTAAAGGAACTTATTTATGGCATTAACATTAGAACAAGAAGCGGCTTTACTGGCGTTATTGGATGAGAAACGGATTACCTTACCCGAGTTAACTGCAACAGCAGAAATTAAAGCCGACGATTTATTGCTAACCAATCAGCTATTAGCGGATAAATCAGTGACAGCAAAAGTGTTGAAAGATTATATTGCACCACCTGCTTCATTGGATGTGAAAGGTGTTGTTCAACTAACGAATAATACTGAAAGTGATAGTGAAGAATTAGTTGTTACAGCTAAAGCATTAAATAAAGTAGGTCAATTGGCTAATACAGCAAATCAACTTGCTGATACGGCAAATCAACGTGCAAATTCAGCTTATATTTCTGCTGAGGGTCGATTAAGTAAAAATGCAAATTTATCAGATGTGCTAAACAAAGCAACTGCAATTACAAATTTAGGTTTAGAATTAAGACTTTATCCTGTCGGAGCGCCTATTCCCTGGCCGTCAGATACTGTACCTAATGGGTATACTCTGATGCAGGGACAATCTTTTGATAAAGGTCTGTACCCTAAATTAGGTTTGGCTTATCCATCGGGTGTGATACCAGATATGAGGGGGCAGATAGTTAAGGGTAAGCTTGATAATCGGGTGGTTTTAAGTTATGAGAGTGATAATAATAAAACACATACACATACTGCAACTGTATCAAATACAGATTTAGGTAATAAAACTTCGACAACATTTGATTATGGGACTAAGACAACTAATGTAGGGGGAAATCATAGTCACACAAATATTATTGTTTATGGGCATAATGGTGGTGGTAACTATGATACTTTTGCATGTGGAGACTCTGCGACAAATAATCTTGGGAAACGAGCGTCAACAACTGAGGCAGGAAATCATACTCATACAGTTGCAATTGGCGCACATAGTCATACTGTGGCTATCGGTGTACATACGCATACAGCCATCATCGCTAATAGTGGTGGCAATGAAGTAACAGTAAAAAATATTGCCTTTAATTATATTGTGAAATTAGCGTAA